TTGATCAGACAACACTTCTCCGTCTTTTATCGGGTCGCTAACAGTATAAGAATCCTGAAGAAGCATGGTATTACTCACCCTCACTTTGAACCGCTATCGTAGAAAAAGCGGAACTCGAAATTGAAGATCAAATTTTTGAAACGATTGATGGGGATTTTGCCTTTATTACAGGAAAACTCTTCACTGATCTTAACCAACAGGTTGGACTCAATACAGATGGCATAGGCTATACAAGTTTTGAAGGTCTGAAAACCTGGTCACAATCACGTCCATTCCCTACCGAAGGTGGGAACCTGCTCGTCAATCTACCCTTCTTTTTCAGTCGCACTCATTTGAAAGAGGCAATGCCTCTAATCGCCTGTCGTGAGGGAACTGTGCGTATCCATATCACTCTACGGAAGTTTGAGGACTGTGTACGGATTCAATCGGGGCTTCGTGCCTCTTGTACAGATACACCACTCGGTAAAACATTTAGTTTTATCGATACTGGCCTTATTTACAAACCTACGATTCAGATACAAGCAGATACTCAGCCTCCACAATTCTTAGATATTCAACTCATCACCTACGGAGCGTATATCACAGGAACGGTTCGTGAACGGATGTTACGAACACCGTTTGAAATCCTCCATCGTGGCGTAGAGACGTTTGTATTTTCAGAACCTTTGAAATATCTTATGAATAAAGGCTCCGGTGATACAATCACGATTCAGCTTCCACTTGAAGCAAATCATCCGATGGAAGAGATTCTATGGGTTATGAGACGCAAGGCCGCAACAATCAATAATAATGAATGGTCTAACTATACAAATGTAACAAGTTTCGAGTATGATCCAACATTCAACCCTACGAAGCCGTTTCTTCTTAATGCGTCTATCCAAATCAATGGAATAGAACTTATAAACTCAACTGAAGATTATTTCCGTCAACTTATTGCTCGTCACCATCGTGGAGGAGCGATCGCATTTGCTTCCTATATTTATGGATATCCATTTGCTAGAAGTCCATCAGAACATCAGCCAAGCGGAACACTCAACGCGAGTAGAACACAGAATGTGCGTCTTAATCTGACCGTGCGGCCACCTGGTGGCGCGCTAAATCAGGAATGGGAAGTAGCGGTCTATGTTGTGGGGCTTAGATGGCTGCGTTTTGAGAATGGAATCGCAAATAAGATGTTTGATAACTAATAGAAATGTCAACGCGTAAGAATCGTTCTAGTGGAGGAGGCACCCGCAAAGCGGGTAGGATTCCTATGTATGCTATGACGCAGCATGGTCTTAATGAATGGCATAAGGATATGTTTGAGAAGCTCGGCTGGATGGTGCTTCTCAAAGCGAAAGGGTTCAACTACAAGATTCCGATGTATAAGAAAGGAATCGAGCATTTAATCAAGGCAATCAAGCATGTTCGTAGTGAATATGAAGATCATAATCGTAAGCATGATCTAAATGTGCTTCTGATGAATGCGGAAGTATTACAAGACTTCGCGACAAAGCACTTATAAATTTGAAATCATTACCAGCTTCATCTAAGGTATCGTTACAATGGAGCCTCCAGCGCCTCCACAACCGCCTAGAAGGTTTGACAAATATCCTAATCTGGTGATGAAAGAGCCACGCACAGCACATTCCTTTGCAAAGAATATCTTTGAAAATGAAGGGGCTAAGTTCCGAAACAATCCACTTACGAACACAGACTGGTGTCATATCCATGTTGCCGTGCTTGTAAAGCGTGGAAAGATTATCGCAGAGGCATGTAATCAGGTGGGTTCACGTCACATGGGCTGCGGATACAGTGATCGTAGCATTCACGCAGAGCGCGCAGTTGTAAAGAAGCTTGGGAATACTGAACTGATGCGAGGCGCAGATATGTATATCTTTCGTAATGGTCGCACGGAGAATAGTCGCTATTCTCAGCCATGCCAAGCATGTGAATGTTTCTTAAAGAAGTGTATGAGGGAGTATGGACTGCGGTTTGTCTTCTATTCCATATAACCTATCCTCACGGTAGGATGGTGGCCGCACTACTAAAAATCTTACAGTCAGGCATTCAAGACCTACGACTTCTATCACCAAAAGGTCAGCCTAACTTAGATTTTTTTAAGAAAGTTTTTATCAAGGCTGGTCGGTTTACAACGCAGTGGGTGCGAGTTGACTTTGATCAGATCCCTGACTTCGGAAAAACAGTTAATCTAACTCTTCCGAGACAGGCGCATTTGGTTAGTCGAATCTATATTGTTGTAAACTATCCAGACATTGTATCTCAGCAACTCGTTGCTCAGGCCGCAGGTGGAGCCAACTTCGCAGGGCCGAACTTTGGATGGACAAACTCACTTGGACATGCGATCTTTCAAAATATTCAACTGAGTATTGGGAATGAGAGAGTAGAACAACTCGATTATCGTCTTCTTGAAATTTTAGATGAATTCAAAACACCCTTAGAAAAGGTTCCGCTCGTGAATCAAATGATCCAACGATATGATAATGGATTCAACTTTAAAAAGATTGGATGGGATCCACAGAAACGACCGACACAAACGATTACGCCGATTCCGTTCTGGTTTTCAAATGGAGATCCAGGTTCATTTCTACCGATTGATGCCCTAAGTCAAGATTCTGTTCAAATAAGTGTAACCTTTGCTCCTCTTAATAACATGCTTGTGAGTGAGGTAATAACAAAACAAGAAACAGTCTGTGTAAAATATCCTAAGGTCCCTTATGCGAAGTTTTATACATATGAAACAAACTCTTATTATTACACAAATGGAATCACGCCACCAATAACAGAGATTCCTGGCGTTACGATGCCAGGAACTCTTCCACTAGGAGATACCTATATGATGGTAGAGTATATTTACTTAGATAAGTCTGAAGCAAATCGTTTCCGCCTCGCAGATATTACTCTACCCATTACACAACACTACGCAAACGAACCGTATGATACGAAAGAGTATCTGGAAGTAAATATACCACTAGAGATTCCAAACCCTACGCGTGATATTTTCTTTTTTGCTCAACGGAAAGAAGCACCTGAGTTTAATGCTCATTTTCTTGCGACACGTGATTTGAGTGGAGCTGATGCGCCGATTGCGCCTTGGTGGCCAGACGCACAGGGGCTAAATTCACAGAGTCTCTCAAAAACGTATAGTCCTGCGTTCAGCACACGTGAATCAGAACCAATCGCCAGTTTTGCGCTTGTCTATGAGGGCAGACTTGTGCGATATGGAACAGAAGCTCCAGCACTTTTTAGAAGTATTTTACCTTCATTAGAACAACGGAAAGCACCTTGGGTTAACCGATACTATTACAACCTACCATTTGGTGTGATGCACGGACATCTTCCTGGATCAATGCCTTCAGGTGAAGCAAATCTGGACAAAATTCGTCGGCTAGAACTTCAAATACGTCTTGCTGCTCCCAGAGGTAACGCACTTGGTACATCTGCCTCGCGCTACTGGATCTATGTCTATGCTGAGACATACAATATTCTACGAATCTATGGAGGTCGTGGGGCATTGATGTTTGGATATTAAAGTTACAACAGCTATAAAAAATTCAATGTATAGATGCCACCGAAGCGCAGCACAATCTCTCATACGTTTACTGAGACAATCGTCAAGATTCAGCAGATTCTTGCCTTAATCGGACGTCCCAAGTAACTCAACGGGCAGTTCAGACTCACTAAGATCAAGTTTAACAGATGCTTCAATGCCAAACTTTACTCGCATAGGAATGTGATTTGACATATCAATGCGAATAAACCGACTATCAGTATTTACAGAATCCTCTTTTAAAAGTGCGCTCCGAACACGTTCAGCAAATGTCGATGGAGCTGAAACGAAATCAGGAAAAGGAGGCGTCACTGGACGATAAAGTGGCTGCGGTTGCTGTCTAGGCTTAGTCTTTGGACGATGGAACTTCGCAAATGCGTCGTTATCATCGCGAAAAGCATAAGCACTAAACGGTTTGAAGACATTCTTTGAACTCTCAAATCCTTTGAACTCACGGACCTGTTCTGGTGTGACTACCTCTACAACTAGAGGAATATCAATGGGGGCCAAGGGGGCCTCTGGATCAGGTTTCTTAGGAGGTTCGACTAGAGCGGGGATTATTTCTTCATCATCTTCATCCACACTCAGGACCGCAAACCGATTACCAGCAAGTGACATAGCTTTTTACTTTCAACTCAAATGATTACTATTCAAATTTAGGATAGTCGCGCAGCAGGCTAAATTTGGGAGTCTACACGTGAATAAATGAACTTACTACTAGGGATGACTACGAATCTTGTCATTGTTGAATCTCCAGCAAAGTGTCAGAAAATCCAAGGGTTTCTTGGACCAGGATGGAGGGTCATCGCATCGATGGGGCATATTCGTTCGCTTGAGGAAGATTTAGATGCTGTTGGCTTAACTCGCGATTTTGAACCGAAGTTTCAGTTTATGAAGGAGAAGTCAAAGGCTATTGCGCAACTCAAGGAGGCGGCACAGGGTATCAAGAAAGTGTATTTGGCGGCAGATGATGACCGTGAAGGGGAGGCGATCGCATTCTCAGTTGCTATTCTTCTAAAGCTTCCTCTTGATACGACAGCACGAGCAGTCTTTCATGAAATCACTGAAAAGGCTGTAAAGGACGCAGTGGCAGCACCAAGAACCTTAGATATGAATCGTGTAAATGCGCAGCAGGCGCGAGCTGTTCTCGATATGATGGTTGGCTATACGATTAGCCCACTTTTGTGGAGACATATTGGTCATGCGCTGAGTGCGGGCCGGTGCCAGACGCCTGCGTTGCGTATTGTGGCAGAAAAAGAATCAGAGATTCTCTCGTTCAAGTCATCAGCATCTTGGAGAATCAAGGGAACCTGGAAAAACAAAGCACTAACCTTCGATGCCGCGATGATCGAAGACTTAGAAGATGATGAAAACGCAAAGAACTATCTTGAAAATCTCCATGCTGCGACAGAGGGTAAGGTAACAAATGCCGAAACACGTGGATGGACAGAGTCTGCGCCGAAGCCGCTCATTACAAGCACTCTACAACAGGAAGCATCTGCGCTTCATGGATGTAATCCGAAGCTGACAATGTCAATCGCACAGCGCCTGTATGAGGCAGGACATATCACCTACATGAGAACAGATATGGCAGTTCTATGTGAGGAAGCGACAAACGCAGCAAAGTCTTGGGTAACGGATAACTTGGGAAAGGATTATGTTAGCCAAGCGGCTCAGATTCAGCAGGAACCAAAGAAAAAGAAGACTGTCGCTGCGCCTGAAGCACCAAAGGCTCAAGAGGCTCACGAAGCGATTCGCCCTACGCATTTCGAGGCCCGCGCACTTCCTACGACTGAAGATTGGAGTGCGAAGGATCGGCAGATTTATGGACTCATCTGGACTCGTGCTATTCAGTCAGTCATGGCAACAGCTCGTGGTGAGACACGTAAAGTGATTCTCAGGGCCACAGAAGATCCGTGTGAGTTTGATTGGGCTACTACATTCAAGCGCACAACATTTGAGGGATGGAAGAAGCTAGGAAAGGTTGCCAATCTAGACGATGCTGAGGAAGCTGCTGAAGCAGCGGAGGCCCAGTGGACTGCCGCATCTGCCCTGAAGGAAGGGTCGTCTGTTAACTGGACAACAATGGAAGCGTATCCGTATGAGACAAAGGCTGGTGCTCGGTATACGGAAGCGACTCTCGTCCGCGAACTGGAAAAGAAGGGTATTGGGCGTCCAAGCACATTTGCTGCGCTCATAGCTGCGATCTTGGATAAGGGCTATGTGGAAAAGAAGAATACACCTGCGCAGAAAGTCCAACGACAGCGATTCACGGTTCAGCCGAATCAATGGCCGCCGAATACAATCACTTATGAACAGAGTCTCGGTGGTGAAAAGGATAAGCTTATCCCTACAGATTTGGGGAAGCGTGTCATTGGATTCTGTGTAGAGAAGTTTGGTGATCTCTTTGACTACAGTTTCACAAGTCAAATGGAAACCCGACTTGATAAGATTGCGGTTGGAACTGAACCGTGGAAACAGGTTCTACGGGACACATGGGCTTCCTATAAGGATCGGTATGAGACTCTCAAGAGAACAGAATCAGTTGTACCAGATTCAAGGAATAAGCTGTTTGCCGATGGCTTGAAGGCTGTTCAGAGTAAGAAGGGACCACTATTGCTGCGCGAAAGTCCCGATGGAGACAAGGAAAAGACACAGTTCTACGGCTGGCCTGAAGGTGTTACGTGGGATCAGATGACTGCGGAGGCTGCTGCGGCTCATATAGCTACGAAGGCTATTGATACTGCTGCTGCTGCCTTAGGTACACTAGATGGAAAGCCGGTTGAAAAGAAGAAGGGTCCATTTGGCACGTATGTGAAATGGGGAACAATGAGTATGACGGTCAAAGGTGATGAGACTTTTGAACAGATTGAAACGCTCCTACGGGCAAAGGCTGCGACAGTTGCGCATACGCTCGGTCCATTTGAATTCCGAACGGGTCAATATGGACTATATATGTTTAAGAAAGATGTGAAGGATAAGAAGTTTGTTGGACTTCCTGAAGGGTTGGATCCAAAGTCGCTTACAGAAGAAGCAGCTGTGAAGATTTATCAGGCGGGCTTACAGCAGAAGAAGAGGTCTGGGAACTTTGGTGCTCAGAATGGAGGACAAGCTCAGCCGCGGGGCCGAGGTGGATGGAGAGGTAGAGGTAGAGGTCGTGGACAGTAAACCTACAGTCTAGTAGGGATGAGTCGGGTTTCTACACGGGTCAGAGAAACAGATTATGATGTAGCGATTGCTGTGTTTGGACATGGAATGGATTTAAGTATTTATCCAGATATTTCTGCTCGTCAGTTTGGTGGGACACAAGCTAACTACGCAGCTGAAACTGTTCCTAATGGATTTTGTTGGGTTACTGGTATGGTGCCAGGAGAATCTGCTAATGTTTGGGGACATGTAGATCGCCTATTTAATTTATTTAAAGATCCTCAATATTCTGCATTATTTTTAAATCCAGAAATAAATGCTGATTCTTTACGAAAAACATTTCCACAGGATGCTGAACAACAGGTTCATATTCATCCAGAAAGAACTAATGTACATAAATTTAGCATTACTCCATTTTTAGCGGGTGAAAATGATGAAAATGCTGGGCATTGGGTTGTAAAGTCAGGTATTTACCAGTTTCCTATACCGGCTTCTGAAAACTATACAGTTAAAGCCCTTGATACAAATAGTAATACAAACCTTACAGGAAGAAAAATAAGACAAATCTATAGTTCTTCTTTATATCCAACAGTTGCTGATTTTGTAGATGAAACGGGTACAGATAACACAAAAATAGGATTGCTTGGCACAATTGCGTATGATGATTTTAATGAGAATGCTGATAGTAACTTTACACTAACTAATGAAAGTATATATGCGTTTTGTAGGCGTCAGTTTCCAGGACAACGAGTTGTTATTTATAACTTTGTTTGTCGCGAGGATCCCGCAGAATATGTAGGTATGATGCTTACACGAAATAGAGTAAGAATAGCTGAACTAATACGAGCTCGTCAAGAAATTGAACAAGTTGCTTTATTTGGAGAAGATACATCAAAGGGTAGAACATTAAATGAACTTACACGCTATGAGCCACAAGAGTTAGATAGTAGAACAGGTGACGCAGCCCCTTCAGCACGTAGGCGAAGAATCACAGTAAAAAGGTTTATAAAAGAACACAGAGTATCTCCAGATTCAACAGTTCAAGGGATTCAGAAAGGTAAAAACGAACAGTGGTTTACTAATTTATGTGCGATCGCTACAGGTATCTGTGCATTAGTTGCGATAGGTGTAGGTGTAGCAGTTAGATCAGGAAAAAGTTTATGGGGTGGAAAAACACGTCTTCGCTCAAAGGGTAAGAAAGCCAGAAAAGGTAAAAAGTTCCGCAAAACGCGGAAAAACTAGATACACGGTAGATGACAGAACCGACCCCTACATCAGCTAGTGCCTCAGATCCAGTTCCTATGGCTTCCCAAAACTTAGATCTATCAGGTAATGATGTGTCACGTCGCAAGGGAAAGTTTCATAACGGGTGGACAGAAGAGCAGGAAGAGTTAATGTCAAAATGGGCCGATACAGGTTCATGTTACAGATGGCTTCATGATCGTGGAGAGAAGATGTATACAATAAAGAATATGAATTTTACGATTCCTGTGATTATTCTGACCACGCTTACGGGAACTGCGGCTGTTGGCCTTGGTCAGATTGTTGGACCCGATCCAACCAGTCAGAAATACGGTCAGTTCGCAATCGGCGGAATCTCCCTGATTTCAGGTATTCTTACGACCCTTGGCAACTTCTTCAAATATGCTCAGCTCAGCGAATCCAATCGTGTTGCGTCTATTGCCTGGGGAAAGTTCCAGCGTCAGATTGCCGTGGAGCTTTCTCTTCACCCGAATGACCGTATTGATTCCATGGATTTCATAAAAATATGTCGTGCTGAACTTGATCGTTTGATTGAACAATCTCCTCCGATCTCCGATTCCATTATTGCCGCGTTTGAAAAGGAGTTCAAGGATCTACCCAATCTCACACGTCCTGATATCTGTCACGGCATTGAACACACACAAGCATTCAAGGACAAGAAGTCGCGTATGAAACAGATTGCTTCCGAGGTGTCAATGTTACTCTATCATAAGAAACGCACTCTCAGAGAACAGATTCTACCGGATCTTGATAGTCGTATTGCCCGCATTATAGAAGGAAAGATTGATGATTTACGCGGTGAACTAAACACACAGACTGCTGTTGCGGTTGGAACTGATGCGAGGGG